TTCAGAATCTCTTAAATATCACTTAGAGAATAATAAACCTATTACTGAAAATATATTCAGACCAGGTTCAGAGGCTTTCTATGAAGTAATCAAAGAAGCGAGAGAACTATTTGATTTAGGTAGAGTTAATCTATGTGATGTTGATAAAGAATTATACGAATCAACTGATATTGGTAAGTTTGGAATGTACAACGGTGAGCTAGTTCCTTTAGATTTACCAATGGAATTTGTTGTTGAGACAAATCAACCTGCATTTTCTATACACGATGTAACTCCTGATTTCAATTATGAGGTTATGGGTAAAAAAGTTACAAATATTAAACCATTGGCTTGGACTAAAAATAAAGAGGCTTCTTGTATCACATTCGAAGGTGAGTTTGATGGTATGCCTTGTAAGTGTAAATATGATGATGGTCAAGATGCTTATGTATTTGAGGCTAAATATCATAATAAAGAAGTTAAGTTAAACTACCCTATGCGTGGTGGTGCTAAAAAGTATCAAGTTTATGTTAAGAATCCTAAAACCGGTAAGGTTAAAAAGATAGCATTTGGTGATGTTCATGGTGGATTAACAGCAAAGGTTAGTAATCCTAAAGCAAGAAAGTCATTTGCCGCTAGACATAACTGTGATATGAAGAAAGATAAAACTAAAGCTGGATATTGGGCTTGTAGAATTAATAAATATGGACACTTATGGGGTGGAAAAACTTATCCGGGATTCTGGTAATTATGAAACACTTAAAAACATATCAAGTATTTGAATCCGTTAATAAAACCTTTGTTAAAGACTTTTTAACAGATTTTGCTACACTTATATCTCTTAATTTTAGTCAAATAACTAAAATGGGTAAAGATGTTGATGCTAAAAAAGAACTAACTCTTATGATGCAACAACTTAGAAAGCCAATAATAAATGGTCAAACTTATTTTGACTTTCTTAAAGATAATATAAATACCATTCCAAACAATCCAAAATTACTTTCTACGCTTTTAGGTATAGTAAGAGATTATCTAATTTATATAGAACCGAGAGTTAGTAAATTTGTAACTGATGAGCCAGCTTCAAACGGTGTCAATTATAAAGAAGGTTGGTTAAAAAGAATTGAAAAAATTAAAAACGACTATAAATTAATAGTAAGTCAATGATATGTCATTACCATTTCAAGAAACCAAATTAGACAATAATGTATTTATTAGAGAGTTCAGCAATGACACAGACTCTGGTGAATTTATGTGGCATCGTGATAGAGAAGATAGAATAATTGAATCTATTGGTGAAACAGATTGGTTGATTCAAATTGATAATGAATTACCTAAAGAAATAAATGAAAAAGTATTTATACCAATGGGTGTTTATCATCGACTAATAAAAGGTACAAATGATTTGAAAATAAAGTTAATAAAAAACCCATCTTAAATATGGGTTTTGTTTTTAGTCCGCTTTGACTTTATAATTTTCGTTGTATATTCTAATGACCTCATCAAACTCATTTACAATACCTGATTTGAATTTATCATTATCATAAGACTGTTTTAAGATATACTCTTTAATGTAATCTTCATATTCTAATTGAACTGATATTTCCATTCCGTTCTCATCAAATTCAATTTCATTAGATTCATTTACTTCTTCTCCATCTACTAAGTCTTTAGTAATATCATCAATGTATTCTACAGATGCGAAGTTACCTTTCTCTAACATAACTTCTAACTTTCTACGAAGCTTTCTATTATTAATTAAAAGGTTATTTGAAATAGCCAAATCTATATAATCTTTAGTTCCTCTCAACTCATCTAATTTATCAATATCATCTTCGTTAACAACTCTGAATTTTCTGAAAATTGGAGAGTATGTGTTGGGTACAAAATCAATTTTATCACTATTTAGGTCGAGTATGGTGATACCTTTTTGATCTCCCATATCATTTCTATCCATTTGATATGGAGAGCCTATAAACGAAAAATTTTCATTTGTTTGACGAATGTGAATATGCCCACTAAAAACGTGTTTGTACTTTCTAAATTCGTCAACATCAATCTTGTCAGCATTTCTATGAGCTACTGAGTTTAAGTGCATTCTACAACCATTTAAGTCGGAGTGACAGAATAAATAATCACCTTGATTATTAGTGATTTCTTTAATCATATCTAATCTTTTTTCAACCCAAGGCATTAAAACTAATCTCTGACCATCTACTTCAATTGTAGTTGTTTCTGTGTAGACATTTACATTATCAACGTGGTTGAATAGTCTAACAGAATTAATATCATTTGATCCTTTGTTCCATAAGTCGTGATTACCGACAATAATATGTAACGGTAGTATTTGAGATAGTTCTAAAAGAATCTTTTCGGCTTTATATGAAGCAATGATAGGAATAGATGTTCTGTTATCATATAAGTCACCGCAGTGAATAAGAATGTCACCTGGTTTAGCATTTTCTCTGATGTAAGGAATAAAAGAGTTGTAGAAGTAATCTTCCATCATATCTAACCATTTATCTAGGTTATTAAGATATACTCCGAAGTGCCAGTCTGTTGTAATAAAAACTTTCATTAAAAAATTGTTTTCTTTTTATATGAAATTATTCAGGTATTGTTTCTTTTCTTCTGGCTTCTCTGGCACATTTTTCACAACCACTACCAGCATATAGGTGTCCATTTGGTGTTTGTTCAAATTCTCCGTGAACTGGACATATTATTTTGACCTTACTTCTACAATTATCATAAAGAACTAAGTCATAGTTATATTTATTATCATGTTTAATATTTGACTTCTCAACAAACTCTTTACTCTTTTTACTTCTTCTATTAAGTGATTTTACTTCTTTTACAATAGCGTTTTCTTTAGACTTGCAATTTTTATTACAAAACTTTCTATCGGGCCTACCCCATATAATCTCTTTATTACAATATCTATAGTTACAGTTCATACATTGTATTTATTAAAAAGTGGAAATGGCATTTTTCACAACATAATATTTTAAAATTGAGCTAAAGGAAGAAAGAAGAAAAATATATAATTTATAAAAAATAATTAAAAAAAATATGCCGTTACCACATTTTACACAGCTATTAAATACAGGTTCACCGGGTGGTCCTGGTACATTACCTGATGAAGTAGTATATACAAATTTGTTTGAAACAACATTCGTATTACCTGTTATTTTACAGGCTCAAGGTAGAAACCCTATCTTACTTCTTCAAAATGCGTTGAATATCGATTTCAACTTAACAGAATTTGACGTTGCAGTTAAAGAACAAAGATTCAAGTATTCAACAAGAGCGTTCTTAACAACTCCTACAAAAACTTCTGGTGCGTTTAACATTAAATTCAACGTTAACGTAAACCAACAAGGTTCTATGGAGACTTGGAATGCTATGAAAGCTTGGTATGATTTAGTATTTAACTCACAAAATGGTTCGCTTCACTATAAGAGTGATATCATTGGTACTATCATCGTTAACCAACACGATAAAAAAGGTGTTGTATTAAGACGTGTTACTTTCCAAAACTGTCAAATTAGTAAATTACAAGGTTATACTTTAGACTGGGCCTCAAATAACATTATTGAATCAGTTCAAGCTGACTTTATTTATGATTACTTCATTGATGAGTACATTGATAATAACTTTACTATCAATCCTCCACTTATATCTGGATACTAAGAATAATATTAAAATTAAAAACCCACCAATTGGTGGGTTTTTTTATTTACTAAAAAACCCACCAATTGGTGGGTTTAATTATTTAGAATTTTGGTAAGTTATTTGTCATATTTGAAGCATTTCTCATCATTGAGTTGGCATCAAAGTTTGGCATTCCTTTTTGTTGTTCACCTTCTTGTTTTTTTCTATTTGATTCTTCTTCTTCAACAATCTCGTTAACCATTTTGATATTCTCTTCAAACATCCAGAAGGGCCATTCATCCATAGCCATTTCTTGAGTATGAAAATGCTTTTGTAATAGAAGCTTATTCTTTAATATATGCTTCAAAGGCATCATGAATAACGAAAATACCTGACGCTCCGTTGGGAAATTGCATATCTGTGTGGACCTCCTCACCACACGAACATGTTTTCTTCAATTCCTTGATGCCAAATGTCATTTTACTAACTGCCGCATTTAAGAATTGGAAAGAGATATCATCGATTTCTTCAAATTCTTTTAATTTAGCTTTAACACCTTCGTAAGTTATTGAATGTCTACCTGATAACATAAAAGGAATAATCTTTAAGAAAGAAAGATTTGGAGTTCTTTTTTCATTATTTTCTTTTAAGATATAATCAGTGAATGCTTTTTGTAAGCCAATGTTCGGTGGAGTTAATTCAAACTCTTTACCATTTACTGTCGTAAAGTGATAAGATCTTGAAGAAGCACTGAAGTATCTATCAAGTTTATCATCGATTTCATGAAATGAGAAGTTATTTCTTTTCAATTCTATCTGTAAGTCAGTACCGCATCCACATCTTGCAGGAACTGTTAATGAGTTACCTTGTTGGAATGTTAATTCTCTAACTAAGAATATTAAGAATAATCTATCTTGATCTTTAATCTCAAGATAAGAACCCATTTTGCCATCCGAGTATTTGATTCTAACACAAGCTTGTAAGATATCATTCATCTTCTCAACAATGTCATAAAAGTTATTATCATCTACCATTGAATATGCTTGAATTTCTTTTACTTGAGCTGGTCTTACCATGAAGATAGTGCCTGCTGGATAAAATTCACCACAAGGTAATTCTTTAATATCAAAGTTAAAGAATTGTAAATCTGTAGTTCTTGAACTATCAATTTTTGGTTGTTCTACAAATGGAATATCGGAATTTACTGGAGCTTTTTGATTTTCTAATTGACCTAAATGTTTCTTTAAGTAATCTTCTTCGCTCATATTATTTTGTTCAGACATATAATGTTGTTATTTTTTATTTATATATTCATGAGATTGTTATCCCTATAAAATACCTTATTGTTATAACAAAAAAAAAGAGGAAAGTTTTCACTTTCCTCTTTTTATTATAAAATTTATTAATTATTATCCGTTGATGAATCCACCAGCAGAGATAGCACCAGTTCTCAAGATAGTAATATTGTTTACAATAATACCCATACCCTTGATTGGTTCAACGTAAGTATCAAGAACACCAATTTGATTATCAATGATTTCATTAGTGTTGTTTTCTTCATCCATTTTATTAAAGTAGTTGAATAAACCATTCTTACTTACATAAGTTTCGCAGATAACATCCGCTCTAAGTTTAATTTCAGATCTAATATCAGGTGTATTAAATTTCCATTGGAAGTCTAATAACATTCTTGATAATTCTCTTTCAAGTTCAATAAGAACTTCTCTAACATGTAAGTAAGAAAGAGCAGATCTGTAAAGTGTTTGAGCTGTATTTTCAGTTTCAATTACATTTCCTCTATTTCTCTTGAACACGATTGGATTCATTTGAGCTTGGTTAATAAACTCAATGTCAGTTGATGTGAAATCCATTTCAGTTGATGCTATATTAGTAATTCTACCATTAGTAACACCTGCTGCAATTGTCCAAGGAGTCATTCCGCTTATGTTAGAGATGTGTTTTCTCATATAAGTTGTACCAACCCATGCTGCTGGTGGAACTTCTACTGGTCTACCATTATCATCTACTGTTACATAAGGTAAGAAGTAACCTACTGAAGTAGATCCTAATCCATCACCAAATGAATAAAGGAATGCTGGAGAGCTTTCTGGATCACCACCTTTAGCAACAAACTCAAGTTGTAAAACACCTTCAGCATTTACGAATGATGGAGAAGATGAGTTCTTGAATGACTTCATAGAAGGCATGTTGATAATTCCAAGAGCGTCTAATCTTTCACCACAGATATCTACCAATTGTTGTTTAGATCTTTCAGTTAAACCAAGACCAAATGAGTCAATTAAATATCTGAAGTCAATTGCTTCTTTATTAGTTATTGCCTTAAATAAAGGAGTACCTTTAGCAACAATATTTAATATTGAGTTTTGTCTAGATTCTGTACCGTCAGGTAAAGAAGCTAATCTTACTCTAAATCCTTTCATAGCAATACCTTTGTAAGTAGTTGCGTAATTTTCAATTGAAGAATATCTAGTTGTTTGTAAATCACCATTGTATGATGATGTAGCAATTCTTGAATCACAAGTAATTTCAGCTAATGTTGAATCACCACTATAAGCTTTCTTAGAAAGAATTCTTGTAAGTTTTCTTGGTGCTTCACCAACTTGAAGAGCACTCTCATCATAGTAGGCTAATAAGAAGTCGCCAACTTTTACTTCAGTGTATCTATTTGCAGTAACAAGAATCTTATTAGGAACTTGAACATATCCAGCTGGAACTTCAATTTCAACAGTTTGTGTGAAGTTTGATTTTTCTGATTGGATGTAGAATGTATTATTTGTAATTACATCAAGAGGAGTGTTTCCAGTGAATAGTAAATCATCCCAGAATGTAGTACTAAGAATATTATCACTATCTAAGTACATTTTAATATATTTCTTATTTATATAATCATATATGTTAGATACATTCATTACTTCTTCATAAGTTACTTCTTCTGTAACTTCATAAGCAAATGAACCAGAGTAACCTAAGGTATTTGCTAATGATGAAGGATTTAAGTTTGAATAGATTGTAAATGATCCTTTATTATTTGAAGAACTTGGAACAATAAATTGCTCATAAACATCAAATTCTGGATCATCAACACCATCAAAGATAACATAGTTTTTACCAGCTTCTGATGATGTAGCACTAGTTGCAGTTTCACCATCTATGAATATAACTGTATAAGTATCACCAGATATTATCATTGATTGAGGTACTCTATTAGTATAGAAATAATCTCCAGTGTTTATAAGACCATCATAGTATCTTGTGTAGAACTTAGAATATTTACCTACAACACCATCTGATGTTGTTGAAACTTCTGACTTAGTAGTCAATGAATCTTGACCTAAGATTGTTTCGTTATCTACTGTGTAAACTACAAAGTAACCAGATAAAATGTCAGTCAATTCAGCATTAGATAAACCAGTATTTAAGATAAATGATTTATTAGTAACAGTTGAAGTAACAACATTTGTAATTGACATTCCTGACAAACTAACTTTATCGAAGTTATTTGCTGGTCCAAGACATAATGTCATTTTATCTTTATTAGCACCGTCAATTAAATCAACAAGTTTGTTAAATAATTTAATTTTTCTATATTGTTCGTAGTTTTTCACAGAAGGTGCAGTATTAGTATCTAAGAATTCTACTTTAATAGAGCCCGATCCTTGTAATGTAATATTATAGTCACCTGTTAGTCCGTGTTGATAGTCGATAAATCCACCACCATCTACGTTTACATCAGTAAGATCAACCGAAGCGGTTACGATATCACCATTAAATATTTGGAAGTTAACATATCCTAAAACTATATCAGTTGTTGATACTGAAGGATTTGTTGTATTTACTGTTGCTGGTGAACCAGTTGTATTTGAACGTACACTGATTACGCCTGTATTATCCAATACAAATGTTGAAACATATGATAATGTTCCGTATGTTGCTGTGTAATCACTTGCATTAAGAACAATAGAATAAGTACCAGAAACAGGAACATAATCATCACCTATTATAGTGAAACCATTTGGTGCTAAATAAGTAACTGTAATATCTGATGTTGTAGAAACTATAGAATCTAAAGTAACATCATAAGTAGAACCTTCAGCGAACCAAGCAGTTCTGTTATCACCGTATTGTACAATTCCTGATACCATTGGAGTACCAAATGCGTGATTTGGTTGGTTTATATAACCATTACCCGACCAAGTACCACCTAATAAAGCAGTAACGTTACCTGGTAAGTCAAGAGGTGTAGATACTATCTCAACTGATTCAGATACTGTTTCTTTATATGATAAAAAATCAATTTCTGTTTCTAAAACACCAGCAGTTGTTTGACCTACTAAGTCTAATAAACCATTATAATAATCTGTTTCAACTAAATCTGCGTTGAATGAACAGAATAAACCTGTTCTGTCTGTATCTCTGTTAATTGTTGTTTCAATAAAAATATTAGCACCGTTGGCATCTCTAAAATATGGAATCAAAGACAATCCTTCATAATAAGCTAATGAAGTAACATTTCTGTCATTAGCAAAACTTCTAATCTGTCCTTTTATAAGACCTGATGTGTTAAAGTAAGCACTCCATCTGCTATCAACAGCTAAAGTTTGGTAGTCAGTCCAATCACCTCCTACAACTACAACATCAACTAAGTAGTCAGATGCGTAATCATTAGCGTTAACATATGGCGGAAGTTTTTCTTGAGAACCATACCATTCGATTAAAGTTCTGTCAAAACCAGTTCTAGCACTCTTAACGATAAATACAGTAATGAATTTATCTGAAAGATTTGTGATATTGAATGCTCTTTCAGTATAACCAGTATTACCTTTAGTTAAGTTGATGAAAGATTCAGTATCTCTTTTCCAAAAACCTGTTGTATCAAAGAATCTTCTATAAGCTCCTAATCTTTGTATATCATTATTATAACCAGCAGAAGCTGATAATGATTTATACTCAATAGTATCAAGTGTATCATCTGTGCTTAACAAGTTGATAGCGAATACTGGAGCTGATTCCAACATTTTTTGGATAGTTCTGTGGAAAAACGAACCTTTTCTTTCCAAGCCTCTGTCAAGTTGACCAAATATCGACTCTAAGTCGTTAAGAGTTGTAAGTCTAATAGGTGTGTTTACTGGTCCTTTTTTAGAAACACCAATAACCATATTAGTAATACCCTCAACCACAGGAGTTGATATAATTGAATTGTCAAATTCTTCTATGAAGATTCCTGGTCTTTTGTATTTTCCAATTTGAATTGCCATATTTTTAATATTTTTTTTTATGTTATAGAGTATATATAAAATGTAAAAAATGATATTTTTTCTATTTTGATGTTTGATCCGACAACTTTTTAATATTATCCATCATATTTTTTTCTATACTTTTCATTTTATCATCTAATGACTTTTGCGCATCTGCTATATCTTTAACTAAAGACGCCATATTTGCTGTATTTGTTGATATTCTATTAGTAATATCAGTTATCTTCGCACTAACGGACTTTTTTGTAGTATCGTCCGTAGATAATTTTAATTCTTCACTAAAATCATCTTTTTTAACTTTATCATTAGAAGTATCGATTTGAAGCTTATCTAGTCTTCTTTTTAATTTAGCCACATGTAAATATCCAACTAAAAATGGATTCTTAGGTGTTTTTAAATCAGCTTTTCCAACAATTTCGTCTACCTTTTTTTGTAAATCGGCATCTAATTTTATTTTAAGAAAGGCAGCATCTATTAGAGCCTTCTTTGCTTTGTAATCAGATAGTTGCTTTTTAGTTACTGATAACTCATCTTTAGCCATTTTAATATCTGGCTCATCTGTTACATTTAGATCAAATTCAGACTCTTCTACAAAAAGTTTATAAGTTTTAAGATTTTTCATTATTTCGTAAAATATGTTTTGTTGATGTTGTCTACTCTTACAGTAGGAAAACCACCAACAGATCTTATAACATCACCTATATTTTTATTTGACAATTTAAATCTCTTAGTAAAATCTTTTCCATTTTCATCTTTACCAACCTCACATAAAGTTGATTTTTCAGATCCAATAATAAATTTGTCATCTTTATCGTCTCCTGATAAAGAAGGAGTCACACCTGCTTTATTTTTATCATCACTATATTTTGTTAGATATTTAGATTTATAATCACCATTTAACTTAAATTGACCATCATTGCCAATAAGTTCTGCTAATTTAATACGAGTTGCCTTAATAATGTATTGTTTATTCTCAGACTTCTCATCGTCATTAACAGGTAAGCTACCAGTTAAAGAAATGCCTGATTTAGAAATATAGTTTTTGAAGAAATACCAACTTCTACAATAAGTAACATATGCGTATTCAGCATCTACTTCTTGTATGTAGAAAAAGATTTTCTTTCCTTCGCTTTGTATAGAAAAGAATGTCTGTGATAATTCACCGAATTTTTCAAACTTTAAAGCTTCTTTTTCAAAAGAAAGAGTTTTAGCCTTAGGCATACTATCTGCTGTTTTATTTACCTCTTCTTTATCTTTTTCACTTAGATAAAGTGATGGTATTTTTTCGGCATCAGATGCTCCAAAGTACTTTTCAATAAACTCTGCTTGTTTTCCTTGACTATCTTTACTACTTCCACTTTTGTAAAGAGTATCACCATCAAGCATATCGTTCATAAACTTCAAAAGATTTTTACCAGCATCTTTGATGATGTTACCTTGTTCTGTTTTAAGAGTGGTTTCCTGTCTGAACACTTTTTGAAATCTAGTTTGCTTTTTAATTTCTTGAACAGCATTTTCCCATTGGTCAAAAATGACATTGTTTCTATATGGACCACCTCTAAAACCGGCACTATCGGGTGAACCATCACCAAATGTTGTATATTCTCTAAATGTTTTATTAGATACTCTACCACCGCTTCTTCCAGTTGGAATAACTTGAGTAGTGTGTAGCTTATAAGCTCTGTTAAACACTTTAACAATCTCAATAATAGGATCTAAACCTTGAATAACAATATTATTCTTACTTGCTTTTTCAAGAGCTATTTGAGTTCTTTCGACTTCAGTTCTTGTCATTACATAATTTTTAATATTTATGTTTTTATCCCAATAGTCTTTTATTTCTTGAGCTGTAGTTT